TGGCAAAGCAGGCTGAACTCCTGAGGGCTTTGGGCTTAATGCAAGAGAATTATGCACTAGATCAGACGGTGTATGTTACATATAATGGACAGAAATTGTTGACCTCTGGTCGTATAAGAGTTTACTCTAACGCTGGCTCTGTCGGTACAGGTAGTGATGTGATTGCTACGTACTTAATCACGGCTAACTGGACTGACAATGAGCTAGACGACTACTCGGTGGCGAGACAATGACCGTAACTCCACAAGGTGAGTGTACAGGGTGTAAGCAGATATTCTTTGCCACTCCAGGTTACTTTCACACATTTGGCAACAAGTGTCATAAGTGTATTGGGCTTGATGTCAAGCCTGGTGAAGCCTTTGCCATCTGTGGTAAATGTGATGCAGTAATTAAAGAGGAGCTGGATTATTACAAGAAGTTTGATGATGTTCCAGCTAACGAAGTGAGGTGCAAAGAGTGTCTATAGGACTCGCTACTAAAGGAGTAATCTGCTTTGGTGGGGGTGGTACGGGAAACGGAGAGCCCTACCCTGTTTACATAGAGTTAATAGGTGATATAGCTGTAGATGTAGAGGTGGAGGACGGTGTAGAGGTAGCGGTAGTCATGGAAGAATTGACTATGGGCATTGAGATGGCAGCCGAACAAGAGATGGCGGTTGAGCTTGAGGGTGACTTAGAGGTGGGTGTCATTGAGGTTCCTGTTGAGATCGAAATTGAATTGGAGACTCAAGCGGATATTTGGATCTGGTCTCAACCTTATAGTATGACTGTCGATTATGGGACACTCTCTTGTGGTGGGGTGATGAATCTCTACGCCGCTGATGGAAACATCATGCAGGTGGACGAGGTTCCTGGAAGTGATCCAGGTTTCAACATTGACCTCCTCTTTATCAATGTGCCTGGAGGCAGTAAGGATATCTTTGTTGAGGGTTACTACGATGGTAACCCAGCCCATAATGTCAAGCTACAGATTTATAACTATACTACTCCAGGTTGGGAGGATGTTACTGGAGATGTTAGAGACTTCCCAAGTGAGAGTAGCCAACAGTCTTATCAGTTTACTATGCCTTCCCCTTCGTCTGATTACATTTCAGGTAATAAGGTGAGTATTAGGATAAGGCATACGAGTACGGGTTCTGCTGGTCATTACATGTACTTAGATCAGGTGTATCTGGGGTAAAAAATGACAGAAACATTAGAAACCATAGAGTTAGCGCAAGGGGAGGGAAAGTGGTTTAGATTTTTAGTCACCCGTAATGGTGTTCCTATTGATGTGACCGCTCTGGAGTGCTCCTTCGTAGTCGCTACGAATTACGAGGATACTACTTATCTTCTGGAGAAGGAAACTGCTGACTTTGACAAGAGCCTAGGAGCCACTGGTGTTCTTCGGATGAATGTTACTAGTGGTGAGTCTCTGGCTTTTAGTGAAGGCACATATAAGGCTGAGCTTAAAGTGGTGCTGTCAGGGGAAGCTGGAGAAGAGGTGGACATACGTAGGAATATAGACTTCAAAATTCGTGAATCCCTCTTTGCTTAAAAAGTGCTTGACAAAATGGTAATGAAGGCTGTATCATACCGATATACAAGGAGTTTCAAATGTCCTTAGTAATCGGAAAAACCTTGACAGAGGAAGGAGGTGACTTAGGAAAAATGGAAAAGGTTCCCAAGCTGGCACTAACCTTTACCGCTGACGAGGATAGTTCAGTCCAGCTAATGGGTGAGGATGGAAAGGAACCGAAACTAAAGATGCTTGCCTATTCTGGTAAGGTTATTAAGGGACATTGGTGGTGGGGTGATTTAGCCATCGACCTTACTGGAATGAAATTCCCCGAAAAGAAGTATCCTATCTTAGAAAGCCACGACCGAAACAGGAAGATCGCCTTTACAAAGAAGCCCAAGATTGAGAACAACCAGTTACTAGTGAACGACGGTACGTTTGTTGACACCGAGGAGAGTGCGGAGTTTCAGAAGTTGTCAAAACAGGGCTTCCCCTATCAAGCATCTATTTACGCTGAACCGACTGTTATTGAGAGGCTAGAGGATGGTGCTAAGACCAAAGTAAATGGTATGACGTTTAAAGGTCCTGGCACCGTCTGGCGTCAATGTACATTCAGGGAGGCTTCGGTTTGTGTGTTTGGCTGGGACAAGAACACTAAGTCAGAGGCTATGGGTGACATTCAGATTAACTACTCCCAGGTTTCCTGGGATGACAACGCGGAAGTCTGGATGCAAGTGCCCCACAATGACGAGACCGATTTTGCAGACACATCTACCATAACTATTTCAACACGAAAGGAGGTGAAAAAACCTATGACACTCGAAGAATTGAAAGCACAGGATCCTGAAAAGTATCAGGAGCTAATGTTAGCGGCAGCCGAGAAGGCCGAGACCAAGCTCCAGACTCAGCACGAACAGGAGAAATCCGAGCTTTCCACCCAGCTTACCGAGATGCGTACGGAGCTTGAGGGCTCTAACGAAAAAATGAAGGAGCTGGAGAAAAAGGAAACGATTCGGGCTGAGAAAGAGCGCCAGATGACCATTGATCGTGAGTGTAAGGACATCTGGACTGAGAAGTTGGCTGACTCCGATCTCTCAGAGGCTGCCAAAGGCAAACTGCCCGAGTACGTGGATCCGAAAAAGTACCTCAAGGAAGATGGTGCCCTCGACATCGAAGCCTTTACGGAGGCAGTTGAGGGAGAGATCAAGTATTGGACCGAAGAGGTTGGTGCTACCACATCTGTTTTGGGGCTGGCTTCAAATCGTAAGCAAGTCGATGAGGAGTCTAAGTCACAGCAAAAAGAGGAAGAAGATGACGATGAGTGGGTTGCAAATATGACCAAACTCAGCGGTCAGATTCAACCCGAACAAACTACATAGGAGGGAGGTGAGACAGTATGACCATTTCTGATGCTCCACACATCCTCTACGGAGGAGATCAAAGAGATTACAAACGACTGTACAGGAGTCAGAGGGACATTGCTCTGATCGAGGAGATTAACATCTCCCCTGGTCATGGTGTTCTGCCTGTAGGTACCCCGATGGCGATCAACGCTTCGGCGGCTGGGAATATCGGCAACGCTGTTCCCTATATGCCTACGACTCCTATAGTGGGTGATCCGAATCAGGCAAAGGTTGGCGCTTATTTGGTAGCAGATGCTCCGAATGACGTTTACGTGCATGTGTCTATCGAGGATAGTTACATGTTCGTTGTCGGTGATGATCTGATTATCAAGGACAGCGATACCACCACGACCAATTCGGAGAATCTTGGTGCGATTGTAACCATCGACCGCACGACCTATACCCATCTGGCTGTGATTACTGCGACTGGCACTATCACTGGAGGTACGTTCACAGTCGCCAATGGGGCAATTGTTCATGTCGAATGTGGTGCTGACAACACCAACGGCTGGAGTGACGCTATTGGTATTCTTGAGAAGTCTGTAGATACAGGCAGAGGCGAGACAGCGCAAGGCGCTCAAGGTACAATGGTTGTCAATAACGCCATGCTCTACAAGGGTTCGCTCATCAACTGGGATGCGGCGGCTCTGGCAGACATCGGCGGTACCGATCGCAATAACATCATACACGTATAACGAAGGGAGGTGAGATAGTATGCCAAAAGGCAAATCTGTCGAAGTAGCTGATTTGAAGCTGGTTCGACTCCAGAAATTGATTCAACAGTTTATGACACCTCCCAGCTTGGTGCTTATGAATCTGTTCGGATCCGTCGAGGGCGAATCAGACAGCATGGAATGGCACAGCCAGGTTGGGAACAGGGGTCTAGCACCCTTTAAAGCCCCTGGTGCACCCACCCCGATGACTGCACCAATTGGTGTGACCAAGCATCAGGCAGTGGCTGCGTTCTGGGGCGAGAAAATGTACTTCGATGAGGAGTTCCTGAACAACATCAAGCAAGAGGGAACCGATCGTCAGTACAAGAGTGCCCAAAAGACTCTGGCGGAGAATCTTCGGATGCTTCGTTCAAGGTGTGATCGTAGGAAAGAATGGATGTTTATGAAGATGTTGTCGGCTGGTAGTTTCGACTATACTGGCATCGGCAACGTGAAAGTCTCCGTAGACTACGACATTCCTGCGGCACAGAGAGTCACCCTTGCTGCCGACCGTCAATGGGATACTGGAGCTAATCGGAACGTCCTTGAGGACATCATGGACGCAAAGATTACTCTGTCGAATGCCATTGGTGCCCAAATTGAGTATGCCCTGTTCACCGCCGAGATCCTCAAGCTGTTGGTTCTCGACACAGGCATCCAAACTCTCTTGCAGAAGTCAGCTTTCGGTCAAGGCGACTTGTTCGCTAATCCCAACAGGGTGATCGGAAGTCTGCTGGATATTCCCAACTTCATGCAGTATGACGAGCAGTACCAGCTTAAAGCATGGTTGACGGCTGGTCTTGCCATTTCTGGCACAACTATCTATGTGGATGACACGACCGACTTCGAGGCTGGTCAAACCATCTACATTCACGATACGAGTGCAGGCACAAAGGAGAGTATGACTGTAGCTTCCGTCGATAATAGCGCAAGCACAGTTACCGTAAGCGTCGGCCCAGCCGCTGCCTACAAAGCGAGTGAGGACTGTATCACAATGACCAAGAAGTTCCTCGATACAGATAAGTTCCTCATGTTTGCCTCAACGGTAGAGGGAAACAGGATCGCTGAGTACATGGCTGCTCCTTACGGTTTGGGACAAACTTGGGGCATGAAGGTCGATTCAAAGGAACAATGGGATCCTGATGGTATTTTCATCAGAGTGCAGAACAAGGGTCTGCCAATTCTCTATCATAGGGATGCTCTGTTCGTCTACACCGTAACTTAGGAAGGAGGTGCTACTATGAAATCCAGATCGGATAGTGGTCCTCTTCCTACTCAGCGATTTGCACAGCAGGTGGCGGACATTGCTATGCCTCCCCTGCAGGGAAGTCTTACAGGAGATCAAACATCCGATGCTCTAGTTAATCCTGCTGGAATTGCTCGGTTCGATGGAGCAATCGTCGGGTTTTATGTCTCAGTTGGTGCTTCAGGGAAGGATGACAGTAACGCATTGAGTGCCGAGTTCGACTGTAAGATCAATGGTGTTACATGTCTTTCCACGTTGCCCATCATTGCTCATGTTTCTGGTGAAGCGTCACAGCAGAAAACTTCATTTCCTGAGGCTGCCGACACAGGAATCACGGAGGCAGTTATTGACCCTGCCGCCGCTGAGTTTTCAGCTGGTGATGTAATCACTTGGGACTTTGACATTACCCGCACGGCATCACCAACAACGGAGATGAACGCTCCGTGTGCCATTATAGAATTGAGGCCCAACAGTGGCTAGCCTGAAAGGAGGCGACAACGATGGAAACCATCGCCAGGATAAGAATGAAGACGACCCTGAAAACAGGGAGAACATCTGCATCTAAATTATTCGAGGAGGGGCAGGAGCTGACTCCTCCCTTCCCTCGAATAATTAAAGAGGAGTTTGGGCGGCACCCTCATTTTTTTGAAGTCCTCGAGCGTAAAGAAGCCGTCTCCGAGAAAACTGAGAAGACCGAGAAAACCAAGAAGCCGAGATTAAAACTAAATGTCTAGAGCGGGAGAAATAAATGACCCGAGACCAACTGATAACTACAGTCCAGGCTGAAGTGAAAGGCCTGAGGTCTAAGTTTGAGGAAGAGGATTGGGAAAACGCCGCAGATGATGCGTTAAGAGACACAGGGTGGACGCTACCCGTAACCAACAACACTATGTTGTTTTGGTTGAAAAAACGGTTTAAGCGCCACCTATTTTTTATGCTCTGGACCGAGTCAGCCCATAAGTTCAAGTTCAAGCAGTATAACCTCCAACACCGATTCGAGCATTATGGCAAGCTCATTGGGAAGATGGACGAGCAGTGGGAAACATTCGTTGCAGAGGAGCTGTTATTGCTAGAAGGCGTTGGAGCGTTTGGCACTAAGGTAGATGCAGGCTTTCAGTATGATGAACATGGACATGACACCACGTATTCTGAGGATAACCGAGTGACATTCACACCTGACCAAAATGACTGATGTCCGAAATAGGAATAGACATTAAGGAGGTCTTTGAGGAGGTAGGCAATCATTACACCATCATCCACGAAGGCATTGAAAATCTATCAGGTGAGTACCTAGTATATGAGCTTAATCGACAAGTCACCAAACCATTTGTTCGAGAATACTTTCTGGAAGCAGAGGTCAGTTATGACACTCAGATGGAGATTGGTGACTGTCTAGTATTTGATGATGGTCGTAAGTTTCTGGTGATGAATCTTTCGCCAGAGATGTTTGAAAATGTCGATATCCTCTATTCCTCAGTTCTCTACAGGACCAACATTGACGCTAATATATGGCGATCATCTGGTGAAGATTGGGATACAAACTATCTCAAGACTTCTCGGTGGGTTCCTGTAGTCTTAGACACACCTATCCTCGTTACAGAAAGCCTGTACGGTCATGACCTCGAGACTGATGAGGAACTAGCTCAGTTTGGTCTTGAGAAGCATGAAGCCTACGCCCCTAGCTATTTAGGGATTGATGTCCTAGACCGAATAGAATATGCGTCGGGAGAGTTCTATAAGGTAGAGGTTATCAAGACTCGTAGATATGATGGGGTCGATGTACTTGAACTCGCGGAAGACACTCGTTTATAACAACTCCTAGGAGAGAGAAATGAAGAAAATTTTGCTAGTGGGTGAACACCCATACTCGACAAGCGGGAACGGCAATATGATGCGAGCCGTGCTAGATCAGCTGGACAACGAGAAATTTGTGGCTTCTGTCTTTGCTTGCACCAAAGCAGACACACCCGCCTTTGAGAAACTCCCTTATCAGATAATTGGAACTGGCTCTGGTGAAGATGATTTTGGCTCTCAGGAACTTCTGCAAACTGTAGCCAAGACCCAGTTTGATGCCATGTTAATGGTGGGGGTTGATCTGTGGAGGTTTGCATCTGTGTGGGGACATTTGAACAAGCTCAGGAGACAGAAGCGATATATATGGGGAGCCATTTTTCCCTATGACTTACACATGCTTAGGGAGGACTGGTTAAGATGGGCTAACAATTTGGATTTCCCCTGTGTTTACTCTGAATATGGTTACGAGCTTTTGAGGCCTCGTTCTCCCAAGGTACGCTACTATCGACCTCCTTTGAATGGGTCAGAGATGTTTCAAAGTGTATCTGATGAGGAAAAGATGAGGTGTAGGCAGAAGTTGTTCCATACTCTACCCAATGATGCTATACTAGTTGGGTTCGTTGGACCTAACCAATTTCGTAAAGATCCTCAGAGATTACTGAAGGCTTTCTTTGAAGCCAAGAAATTAATGCCTAATCTGTACATGTACATGCACACCAGGTTTACTAAGGGTGTGTTTAATCTTCAGCAAATCGCCTTCGACTATGGCGCTGGTGTAGGTGATCTTGTAATTATGAACCAGAAGAGTTCTTACACCAGAGATGCCATGCCTGAAATCTACAGCTCCATGGATATTTATATCAATATATCTATGCAAGAGGGATTGAGTTGGACTATACTGGAGGCTCAGCTTAGTGGAATCCCTTGTATTGTCTCTGACAGTACCGCTCATAAGGAGCTAATATCTGATGGGGCTGGTGTAGCTGTTGAGTGTACTGAGCTAGGCTACATACCTCTGGTGTCAGAGAGAGGTCCCTCTTGGATAGAATCTCGATGCTGTACATTGGGTGGTGTAAAAAATGCTATTCTGGAGCTTGCTAGTAAGCCTGCCCTTAGAAAACAGATAGGGAAGGAGGGGTTGAAACGAGCTAAAGAGTGGTTGTCAGGGATAAGTAACGTAAATGAATTGTTGGAGGAGATGACACAGGAGAAGTTCAAAGCCAAGATTCCTAAGATTCTCTTTGTTCAGCACTCATCGGCTGGTGATGTGTTGATGAGTACCCAGTGTTTCAAGGAGATAAAGGATAGACACGAAGGAGTACCTTTAGTCTATATGACTCAAGATATTTACAAGGACATAGTGATAGGAAATCCCTATCTAGATGAGATCATTAGCTTTGATGAAAATGTGATTACGGATTATGAGGTGGTCTATAATCCCCATGGAGATCGTATTCTGCCAGGAGGGTTCAATAATCTCGACACCAGATTGCACTCCATGTACCCCTACTTTTGTAAGGTAGAGGGTGATGATATATTTATAGAGCCTGTCAAGCCTGACTTTGATCTTCCAGAAGAGTATGTGGTTGTTCATACTACAGGGGGCAGTCCTCAGTTCAGAGGTTACAAGCATATGGATATGGCTATGACAAACATAGGGTATCCTATCATTCAAGTAGGTGGACAGGATGATATAGTTTGCCGTGAGGCAGACGTAGATTTGAGAGGTAAACTGTCATGGAGACAAACGGCATGGATTATGAAGAATGCCAAGGTTGCTGTAGTAATAGATTCGTACCCGTCCCATCTGGCTGGGGCACTAGGGACACCAGTGGTCGTACTATATGGCCCTGCTCCTGCGAGAGTGACGGGGCCTCTAGGGGACGAGTCGAAGATAATCAATCTGGAACCAAACAAACTGGACGTCTGCCCCAATCTGACTAACTGTTGGGGTGATCCAGGGGGCCAGCAATGTAAATCGCCCTGCATCAACACCGTAAGTCCAATGAAGGTGCGTAAGGCTGTAAAGGAACTTCTACAACGGGAGGAGGTAAAAGATGATACTCCTGATGAAATGTCTCAATGAGGAGAATGTGGCAGAGAGAGTCATGGACAACATCAAAGATGAGGATTGGGTTAGTAGAATTATTGTCGTTGACGGGTGCTCCACTGATTACACCGCTCACATTCTGAAGAGGTACGACAAGGTGGAGATTTACTTTCACCCCTGGCTAGACTGGTATCACGATATGGAGGTACTTCAATCTAACATAGCCTTGAGCTACGTGCCCCATGGAGAGGTATGCTTTATCCTTGACTTTGATGAGAAGGTCACCGATGATCTCAAAGGCTATCTGAAGATGATAGCAGAGAGAGGGATGCCTGAAGGAGCAGACGTAGGGGCGGTTCCTAGACAGACGTGGGACCTGATGAGATATGAAGATCCTTATCCAAGTCCCTTTGCTATTTTAGGTGGGGATGGGTGGCCTGTAACTACTCATCAGACAGGTCAGTACCCTGACTATCAGACTAGGGTTATTAAGAGAAACCCCTCGATGCACTGGATCAATAGCCCCCACCACATGCTTCAGGGTGTGTATAAGACTGTTAGGTTTCCTGAGGGCTGTGACATCATTCACTATGAGAAGGATGACTACAGGGACAGGGAGAGAATCGAGAAGAAATGGCTAAGGGCACAGGCTCGAAGAAAAGAGTTGGGCTTACTACCTGATTCCTTTGAGACTAAAGTGAGACCTGACTGGGGCCAGTATGTAGACCCTAGATACTGGAGGTTCTAATGGAAAAGCGAAAGCTGGCTATTATATTTGGAGCCCCCAGAACAGGGACTACCCATTTACTTGAGTCCCTGATAGCGCATGATAGTTGTTTTGGGGGAATGAGTGGGGAGGACAGCAATGAACCTCACGACATAAACTTGAGTGACCCTACTGACACAGCGGCTCTGGACGAGAGGTGGGAAAGACTTTCTGTGACTAAAGAGAATCCTGTATATTTGGTTCTAAAGTCTCCAGGTTATTGTATGAATGGGTGGAACTACTTTAGCAACCTCGAGAACTATGAGAGCAAATTTATCTATACGGACAGGAACCCCATTGAGGTGGTTGACTCAATGATGAACCATGAGGGTTCCCGTAAAATACTTGACTTACAGATTGAATCCACTGATTGTCCTAAAGATCAGATAGTGGCGTTTCAGAATCAGTGGAATCAGGTAGCAGGTAATGTAGACGAGCAGAGGCTGGCTACTAGGGCATATGTAAGATATGTCTGGCATATTCGCAATATACCTCCTGACTTGTTTAACGGCTGCCTGCGTCTTGTGCCCTATGAGTCCCGATTGTATGTGGGCATGACGGCTAGTATAATATTAGGCTGGCTGCGAATCCCTAAAGGTGGTGATCGTTGGTTTGAAATTTTAAGGGAGTTTGAGCATAGGAAACTCTCCTACGAGAAACGTAAATGGTTGACTCAATTAATTAGATATTAGGAGGGAGGTGAAAGAGATGGCAGAGGAGTATGCAGTTACAGTAGTTGCGGTAACAGGGACGGCAGGTGAGTTTACTACTAGTTTGGGGACTGCGGGCAGTAGGAAGATGATGGGCGTCTACAATCTTAGTCACACAAACAGTGGTGAGGTTTATATGGGCCCATCTGGTGTGACTCCTGCCACAGGTTTCGTACTGGAAAAGGGTAAGTTCATAGAACTGCCACTGACTGACAACCTAGCGACCTTCTTCATT